GCCGAGTAACGAGTCGGGGCGGAAATCGCGAAGTTTCGGAGCATCGCTGCTGCCTCTCTCGCGTCCGCCTCAACCTCAGCAACCGAGACATATTCGCCCTTGAGCTTTTTGTATTCGAGGTCCTTGATCTTTGCGGTCGCGACCTCTTTTGCGAGCCGAGCCTTGTTGAACGCCTCGTTAACGTTCAGCGCAGACGATATTTGCTTGTCGTCTTCGTCATCGCTCGTGAACACGTCCGCAGTCTTTCTGGACGTGCGACGGCTCGCCTTTTTTCGTTCTTCAGACTTGACCAGAGCCTTGAAGGCTTTCAGGCCTTCTTCTAACGGAATCTTTCCGTCGACAAGAGGCAGCTCGCCAGTCTTGCACTTCCCGCTTACGTATGCGGCACTACGTCCGACCTGGCGCGCAAACTCTCGCATGCTGACGCCATCGTTCGCCATGCCAACACCTCATTTTGTTTGGTACTTCCATCTTCACGCGTTCGCGCTTTCGCTTCAATACCGGCGGGCACCGGCAAGCGTAAACCGTTCACGGAAAGCGTAAAGTGAAATGTTCATGAACACCCTTTTGAAATTTGTAGCTAGACGAGTTTCGGGGCTCGTCCGACCCGCACGGGGGCGAATCCCCTGGGAGGACCCTTCCTCCTCTGCCCTAGTCATCTTTCTCAGCGCCGCACATGACGACGCTTCATCGTCTCGACGCGGACCTGCGCAAAGGAGATCAGCTCGTCGATCAGGTCATTGAGCTCCGCCTCTGACAAATGCTTGCGCAAGTACTTTGCAGGCAAAGTGATTGAGACATCCTTCGGCCCATTGGCTGCGGTATATGCCTCATCCATAAACTTCTTGACTTCGGACTTAATCCCCATATCTTCCTCACTGTTGCGGTTGAGCCGGCACCGGCTCCTGGCCCTTGTCATCAGTCACAGCATCGTAGACAGCATTGCCTGCCATCGATCCTGCGAACGATCCGGCAACAGTAGACCAGAAGCCACTGTTGGAAGATGCCGGCACCTGATTCACTGTTTGGTTGATAACTGTTATGTTCTTCTTCACAACGGTCGTGCGCTTCGGTGCATAGCTCTTCGTAGGAGCAGGACGGGAGAATGAACGCTGCCAAAGCCACGACCGCCTCGTGCCTCAGCCGCACTGGACACAAAAAAAGCGGCTACGACAGTAGCCACTTTCGAAATAGAAAAGCCCGTCAGTTTTCACTGGCGAGCTTGCCTAGCTAAGAGTCTTCAAATTCTTTTTTGGGTAATCGGATTTAATGGTTGATATGCCGTGGTGAGAATTATTTTTCACAACGGGCGGAATGGTTGACACGTGGCCACTTTTGGTGCATACTTTCCTCACCACATGAAAAAGATGTGGTCGGGATTGGCGTCCCGAACACATAGGCGCTCAGCGCCGGTCGTTTAATCGAGCGGCTTTTTTGTTGTCTGAGCGCATTGGGTATGCGTTTCGCGTACCCACCAGATGGGGTAACGAATCGTTATGCCATCTTGCAAGTCTCCGAATTCTGGGTGGGCTTGCGAGCTCCTTCGGGAGGCTGGTTCCTATGTGCCGGTACGCCAACTCGCAAGTCCGCCCACCACTGATTGGCGTCAGTGTGCGCGGTGTTAAAAAACACATAGGAGACTTGAATGTCTATCCCCACGATATTCTCTTTCGAGAATAATGCCGTCCGCACTCTTGGTGCGCCCGAATCCCCGCTTTTCGTCGCAGTCGACATCTGTTCATCGCTTGGATACGCAAACTCTAGCAAAGCGATCAAAGATCACGTTGATCCCGAAGACCTCATCAAGTCTGAAATCACCGACAAGCTCAACCGCATCCAGACGGTCAACTGCGTCAACGAGTCCGGCCTCTACGCTCTGATCTTCGGCTCCAAGCTCGAATCCGCAAAGCGCTTCAAGCGTTGGGTTACGTCCGAAGTTCTTCCCGCCATTCGCAAGAACGGCCATTATGAAGTGGCCACGGCATCGAACACGCTTTCCACTGAAGAGCAATACGAGATCCGCAAGGCTGTGAAATCCCGCGCAAAGAATAGCTCGATTCACTACCAAACGATCTACAACGCCCTGTACGACTACTTCAAGATCGCAAGCTACAAAGACTTGACCAAGGGGCAACTTCAGGCTGCACTCACGTTCATTCACACGTGCGAGCTCAAACCACAGTTGACCCAGCCAGAGATCCCTGAAGGTGCTTTGGTTCTAGAGGGGTTCGAGGCAGAGCGTATCGCCCATTTCGTGTATTACTGGCGCTACTTGTTTAGGCCTGACCTTGAGTTAATCCTGCGTCTTCTGCAAACAGTGAACTCGCCTAAAGCGGCACAGTTCTACGAAGCGGTGACAGAGCTTCACCTGCCTTTGTTAGAGATGACGTTGGAGAAGCATGGCTACTCCATCAAGGAGATGAGTTGCTATAAGCACCTTGTGACCCACCGAAACTAAAGTGAACCAACCATGACCGAAAATCCTTTCCAGTTACCCGGATATCAGGTGATCGGCATGCAGGATACGGGGGTGGCATTCGATGTCCACCTCCAACCACCTTCTCCTGTTGCCTGTTCCTCCTGTGGCACCATCGGAGACTTCGTTAAAAACGGGACACGTGACATAAGAGTCATGGATTTACCCGTGCACGGGAAGCCCGTGACGTTGTGGATTGCACGACAGCGCTTCCAATGTAAGTCTTGTGGCTCGACATTCAGACCAGAGCTACCTGGGATTCATCCCGATGCCAAGATGACAGAACGACTTCATCAGTACATTGAGCGAGAAGCCTTTAATGGCACCCATAAGGCTCTAGCAGAGCGCGTAGGAGTTGACGAAAAGACAGTCCGCACTATCTTCTCTCAACGGCTCGTGGCGCTCAATCAAGACTACAAACCGGAGATGCCAACCATCATCGGTGTTGACGAATTGTTCCTGAATCGGAAGTACAGAGGGATCATCACAAACATCGGACAACAAACCATTGTCGATGTTTTGGAAAACCGAAACAAACCAACGATTGAAAAGTTCTTAAAGGATCACGACACTAAGAACATTGAGATCGCAAGCATGGATATGTGGGGACCCTATCGACAAGCGTTCCATGAAGTCCTTCCAGATGTCTTGATTGTCGTTGACAAATTTCACGTTACACGTATGGCAAACGATGCCCTTGAGAAGCTCCGTAAAGGGCTCCACAAGAGCCTCACATCCACGGAAAGGCGACAACTCAAAGGAGATCGAAAGATCTTGCTTAAACGCGAAAACACGCTCTCTGACACGGAAATATTGACCTCGACTGGTTGGCTCAATAACTTTCCTCAGCTACTCGATGCATACAAAACAAAGGAGCGCTTTTTTGATATATGGGATCTTGCAAACGATCCATATGAAGCTAAGCAAATGCTGGAAGCGTGGCGAAGTTCCATACCAGAGAAACAATTGGATATTTGGGCAGACTTGGTAAAAGCAAGCCGGAACTGGGAAGATGAAATCCTGAATTATTTTGCTACAGGGAAAGAAGTCACTAACGCTTTGACCGAGTCTCTGAATCGCAAAATACGCGATAAGAACCGCGATGGCCGGGGTTATTCGTTTGACGTGCTTAGAGGGAAAATCCTGTTTTCCACCCCTCACAAAACCAGGCGAGTCACTAACCGAAGTTCGCCGTTCAAATCCAACACAACAAAGTTCATGAAGAACTTCTCCTTCTTTGATTTGCTTCAACGCACAGAGCTTGAAGAGGACATCATCATTGACTATGGCGTTGATCTATCAACCATCTAAGCGAATATTTTGTGGTTGGTTTGAACCTCTCAAATCAACCACTTATTCCGAATACCCAAAGTTTTTTCATCGGGATTCAGCTGTTGTTGTCGACTACCAACCCCTGACTCTAAGATTTTTTTCAGTAATGACTGCAATGTTATTGAAGCATCTACACCTTCGAAAGTCGCCATTCGATAGTAAATTTTCTTCCTCACCTTAGTAATCACACCTACCTCTTAGCATGAAAAAAATCACACATATCATTGAAGCAGCATAATAAAGTGGTTTTTAAATAAAAAAGCCCGCAAGAAATCTCCAACAGGCTCATTCTTTAGAATCCAACCCCACCTACGCAAAAAGGCATGCCGTTTTCTGAAGATGCACCTATCCCAGAAAACGGCCCCGCTGATCACACAGCTTCAAATTGTCCTTTTAGTATAACTCATTTAGGCGGCATTCCTTCGAGTTTGAGCAGATTGTTTCGAATCATCTTCCTGCCCATCTCTACCAGTCCATCAAACTCCCGCTCGTGAAGATTGATGCGGTGATACTTCCTCAGGATGCGCTTCAGGTCCATGAAAGGCACGTTGAAGGCGTATGCAACACCGACAACCATCTTCGCCTTTCTGTAGCGCTCTGGTGCAACCGGGAGTCGTTCCCACGCCCTTTGCACAAGCAGGGCATCGCTGACATCCACCGGCGGCGGTCCGTCATGCCGTTCGACAGGCAGGTCATTGTCCTTATCATCGTCCGGCACGGCTTCCATAAAGGCGCACAACGGAGAGCGTCCCTGCCGCTTCGGGTCTTGGTTCCATCGCCCCCAGTTAAGCAGACGGTCTTCGAGAATCTTTTCTTCAGCGTTCATGTTCCTCTTCCCATTCGTCACGACAAGCGGCACAACACCAGCGTCGAACGTTTTTCACTCCATTCGCGGATGCAGCCACTCTCTCAATGACCTTTCCGCAGTTCAAACAAAGGCTCACGAGAACCGGGCTCGGTCCCTCGGGCTTTCTCTCCTCAATTGCCGCGCGCATGATCCACTCATCGCTTCTGGCAGCTCGGTCAGCATCATCCATGCTTCACCTCGTCAATAAAAACTTTTACACCCGGCTCGGGTCCGTACGCCTTTCTGGTCCGGCTGTCGATCACCTGCGAGTCGTCCTCAAAAACGATCCCGTTCATGCTGTCAAGAATCGCCTTCTGGACGTTGTCAAGGTCAGGCTTTGAGACGTGATGGTCGACACCCTGCAAAGCCGCCAGACGGCGTTTTTTCGACCACGATGCGGGTACAGGGAACACAGCGAGAATGTCAACGCGCACTGCGTTCGGTTTTTCGATCTTTCTTTTGCCGACCATGCCTTCCCTTGCTCTTGCCGTCACAAGAGCCTCGTATTGACGCGTCTTGGTCGGTGTGAACGTATGCCCAGTGCGCGTGAAGCGCGGACGTCCTTTGGGGACCGGAGCCCCCTCAATCGTGAAACTAATCATTTGTCCTTTCTCCTCAGTCCGTCGTAATAGCCCTGCACGAATGCGGCTCTCTTCTTTGGATTCATTCGAGCCGTGAGGCTCTGGTATTTCGCCATCGACTCACCGCGTAGTGCGGCAGATCGTCCGAGGCGATATTCGTCACTTTCTTTCATGCCCCCTCCTTTTTTCATTCATTCCAGTCATCTCCTTCGAATACCCAAGCCACGTACATCGCGAAGAGCAACACCAGGCCAATCAAACACTCAATCGCATCCATTCCTCCTCCTTTCTAGGTCCCCCGTGGGATGATTGAGGTGTGTTCCCCAACACAGTCCATCAACCACCCCACGGAGAAGCCGTCATGTTCAACATCTCGACAGTGCCCGAATGGGCCACTGTTCCATCCAGATCGCGTCGACGTCGTTTCCTGCGAACATTTCCTTTCTTCCCGCGTCTAGATCCCCTGTCTCTGGATGCGTCCTACGACGCCGTAGTGCTTGTTTCGTGCCGCGTCTCGGCTCGATGCCTTGAAGACCTCGAGGACGAAAGCGCGGTCCTCTCCTGCGCGGATTCTCTTGACTCTGGTCGTGGTGCCGACCGTCTCGACTTGGATTCGATCCCCAGTGACCTCATCCCAGAGCTCTGTAGCCTGCCGATTCCTCGTGTCGATGTCAGAAAAGACGGGGTAACGGTCGCAGAGTTGGAAGAAGGTGAAGTCCGTGGGCTTTTTGTTGGGTTGATTCATCAGAAGATGTCCTCGGCTTTGTTATTGGCCACTTCGATTCGACGGGATCGGCCCGTGAAGGTGAGCGGGTAGACACTGGCCTTGATGCGGCTCATGACGCGCGGCGTAAGGAGCGCCTTGAGTTCGTCGCGGTCAAGGTTGCTGATGAGGATCGCGGGGCGGCCGTTCTTGATGCGACCATCGATGATCTGGAAGAGGCGCTTTTTCTCATACTCGCTGCCGGACTGGACACCGATCTCGTCGAGGACGAGACAGGTCACCATGGTGAGCTTGGCCATCATCTTCGGAAGGTCGAGCACGTTCACGCGGTCGGAGAGGCGGTCAAAGAGATCGGGGATCGTGATGTAGAAGCCGGTCATACCGTCGGCCTGCAGGCGCTTGAGGATCGAGTAAGCCAGATGCGTCTTGCCGGAGCCGTAGTTACCCTGAAAGAAAAGCCCAATAGAGTTGAGCGTCTGCCAGTCGTGCTGTTGAGCTTCATGAGCCTTTTCACGCTCGAGCTCACGCTCCATGAAGCGCTCTGCGAAGCGTCGGCAGACGGCGATGTTTTTGCGTTCCTCGTCGCTTTCGGGGAAATAGGTGTCGAAAGACGCGAACTCATAGTCGAGCGGGAGAGGCGTCGAGAACGTCTGGCGAAGCTCCTTGGCTCGAGTGTCGTTCTCGGACTTCAGGCGGTTGATGAGCTGGGTATGCTCGAGCTCGAGGGCTCGGCACTTCGGGCAGTACGGAGCCTTCCAGGATCCATCCGGCAGGCGATAGGTCTCATAGACCATGTCACCGTGAATGGGGCAAGTAAACGTTTCGGTTTTCGATGCCGGGATGGCTTGCGAAAGTTCAGAAATCTGCTGCATGTTCAAAGTCCGTATCTGCGGTCTTCCTGCCGCTTTTCGCGGAGGACGAATTTGGTTTGAGATTTGGGTTGATCGGAAAACTGCCCTCGGTCACGGAGGACCCATTCGGCCTCAAAGCCCTTCCAGCCTTTTTCGAGCTGATAGACCATTGCCTCCTCAACCGTCATGCCTGCCTTTTGGGCTTCACGGTCAATCGCGTCGACCATGCGCTGTGAGCAGGACTTGCAAAGCTTTCGCTTGAGGGCTTGCCATTCATCCCAGACCCCGTCCGAGACGCCTTCCGGCTTGACAAGCTTCGGCGCGGGACGACGCGCGGGCTTTGACCGCGCTTCCTCTTTTTCTGGTTTCTGGTTACTGGTTATTGGTTCTTGGTTAGGTACCCCAGTGGCTAGCGACTGGGCTGACACTGGGTTGCCACTGGGTTCAAACTGTTCGTCTTCAACGGTTTCGGAAGTCCTCTTCGAGCGGCTTCTGGCGTTCCGGCGGTTCTTTTCGACCGTTGCGGCATAGTCGGCGAGCAGTTTTTCGCACCCTGCGTGGTAGTAGAAGCCGTCTTTTTCCTCAAAACAGAGGGTCAAAACCGACTTCACGGCACCGTCGCTAGCCAGTCGCTCGATTGCCGCGACCCACTGGGTAGCCAGTGGCTTGCCAGTGGATAGATAGCGGTCGAGCAAGTCGACGTAGATGCCCTTCTGCTCAAAGGTCATGTACTTCGTCTCAATGGCAAAGTCGCCGATGTTGTGCGGGTAGTAGTTCATAGGACCTCCGACAGTCGGATCAGAAGTCGCGCGCGGTCTTCTCGCGCATGATGGGAAGGTGGGAGAAGCGCTCGCGCAGGTACATGAAGTAGCCGCGAGAGATGCCGTCCACTTTCCACTCACTGGCGCTTGACGGCGTGACGCCGCAGATACGAGCGACAGCGCTGGTGCCGCCCAGCTCGTCGATGACGCGGGCGCTGAAGGCAGGATCGAGCCTTCTCGGCTTTTTGAGCTTGTTCTCTTGCATATCAGTTCGGGAAGGTGAAATGATGTTACGGAGCTAGTATACGGTATTCCGTAATTGACAGGCAACACACCCTCAACTATGTTTAAGGTATGCCGAAACCTAGACACGGAGAAAGACTATGAGCACGCTCTCGACACGATTGGCGGAAGCTCTTGAGGCCGCCCAGTTGACCGCCCCTTACAAGAACAAGGCTGGCCTCGCAAAGCACTGCGGTCTGAGTCCGTCATCCATGACGGACTGGTTCTCGGGAAAGACGAAGGCAATCAACTACAAGCACGCCCTACGCGCAGCCGAGTACCTCGGCGTCAATGCGTCCTGGCTCGCTGAAGGCATCGGCGCCATGCGCTCGACCTCGGTACAGGTCTATGAGGACACAGGCGAAGGCGCGGCGCTCCCAGACCCTAACTACATCGTGATCCCTCAGTACCATGTGCAAGCATCTGCTGGCCCCGGCAACGAAAACCCCGTCTTTGAAGAAGTTGACGGCAAGGAATGCGGCTTCATCAAGCCCCGCTCGTGGTTTCAGCTTCACCAGATCAACCCCGAGAACTGCAAGACCTTCGAGGTCCACGGCGACAGCATGGAGCCCTACCTGTGGGACGGCGACAAGATCCTTGTGGACTGCACGCCGACCGACATCATCAGCGGCAAGGTCTACGTATTCATGATTCACGGCAAGATGAGGGTCAAGGTCCTGCGCTCCCTCATCAATGGACTGCTCATCCAGTCGCTCAATCCGGAGGTGCCCGACGAGACGATTTCCGGCGCCGACATGCAGACATTCCACCTCATCGGCCGCGTCCGCGACCGCTCCGGCGGTAGCTGGCTCTAACGCCCATACCACCTTCCACCGTCCTATAGCCCGCCTTGCGCGGGCTTTTTTACGTTTCTTTGATTTCGGTTAAGTGCATTGCGGGATACCGAAACTTTTGCTTGCGGGAGCATTACGGTTTGCCGTAATATAAGGACTGCGGAAAACACAAAAGATTTTCCGATTTTCTGCAAGAGAACACCATGACCTTCGACGACTTCCGCGCCTGCATCGACGCCCGCATCTCCAGCGCATACGGCCTTGATGAAGCCGACCTCTACCTCATCACCGAAGAGCTCCAGAAGCTCGACATCAGGGGCGTGCGCGAGCTCATCCGCGACATCACCAAGCGCGATCCCTTCGCCGCTACGTGCCTTCTGAACGATCTGGCGGACTTCTTCGTCATCACGTCCCGCTCCTTCACCGCCTCGCCGGACAACGTCTTTGCGAGCGAAATGAGGGTCGAGACAGGCGCGATGGAGTATGCGATCGCGATCCAGATCTACCGCCTTCTCAGGGATGAGAGGGAATGAAGGCCGCCGAGTTCGATCAAGTGCTGGCCATCCGCCTTCACCGCCTCGGCCGCGACGCATGCCTCGTCCACGACGTGCTGGTCGCCACAATGGCGGACTTCACGGCCGCACAGGAGCTCACGTTCTACATGCTCACGACGCCCTCAATCAGGGCACAAAGGACGATCACTCAGAAGTACTCGCAGGTCGCCCGCAACGTCAACCAGATTCTCCAGTCTCTCTAGGAGTCAACCATGTCCAAGCTCGCCAACTTCTTCTTCGCTTCGACGCCCAGCGCCGACCCGCGCACGCTCACGGATGAAGACACGATCGAGTTCGGCGTCAACCTGTTCTTCGGCGCGATGCTCGCCATCCCGGCCATTGCCGTACTGGTTCTCACGATTCTTAAGTGAACGAATTCTCCGCCTGTTGTTCAGGCGGTCTATTCAAGCGCTGTTGCGGGCACCTGCAAAGAGCAACACGTGAGAGCGCTTGAATAGACGCAACCTCTCCACAAATGGCCTAACCCGCCGGCTGTGAGGAGCAAAGGGAGGAAGGGTCCCGGACCGCTAAGACCTCGGCACGGCAGCCGGGCGAGTGCGAGCGAGCTACGACGACCTGCATGTAGCTAGCACGGGATGGCACAGCCGCCCGCGTAGGGGCCTCCGGGGTACGGATCGCAAGATCAAGCAGCCGGCAGGAGCACACCCGAGTCTCGTGTGAAAGCCGATCGAAGCGTCTTTACCAAGGACGCTTCGATGGGCTTTCACGTACAATTGCTGACATCTCACTTTGCCAAGGATAAATTTGCATGCCTATCCGTTTCCAACCGGCAATCGGGCAAATCTTGATCTGCGATTTCCCGAAAGACTTCGAAAAGCCAGAAATGGTCAAGCGACGCCCCGTGGTGTGCATTTCGCCAAAGGACCGCAATCGCTTCGGATATGCCACGCTCGTACCCTTGAGCACAACAGAGCCGATGGTAAAACGCTCTTACAACGTTGAAATCAATCTTTGTGCACCTATTTCTCCTGCGTACCCTAGCTTGAAGTGTTGGGCTAAGTGCGACATGCTTTACACACTGAGCTACAAGCGCCTTTCACTCCCCCTCCTGTGTAAAGATGGTGGGGATGGTAAGCGCGAATACAACTATCTAACTTTGCCCGCTGGCACCATGTGCGAAATCTTCACGGGAGTTCTCGCAGGATACGGCGTCACGGGTTCAGTAAAAGTTGAAAACGGCACCTTCCAGGTATTTGACTTTAGGGACGTTCTGTGTTAGTTTCAGAAGTGGCACAGTTCGGTTCGCCGAACTCGTTTAAAGTCCTTTCCTATGGAAGGCCTCTACGGAACCGAGATTGCAATCGACCGTAGCGACATTCAGCCCCGTCGGTGAAAACTGACGGGGCTTTGCTTTTCCTGCCCTCGGCACCACGCCGGGGGCTTTTTTATTGCCTCAAGAAAGCCGATCCAAGCGCCCTTGCCCGTTCCTCACTTGACACAGCCATGCGGGTGAGAGTGCTTGGATCAGCTATCTGACCTGGAGTCAACCATGATCACCATTCTCGAGTTGAGGTACTTCGCATGAGCAACGGCTTCTATTTCGGCATGGGCGGCGTCCCGTCAGTGTACGACGAGTATCCGGACGAGCAGCCGATCCTCATTGACGGGTACGAGCTCGATCTCGACACGCTTACAGCTGGAGGCGAGCTCGTCACGATCGAAGAGTTCACCGAAGTAGCCAACGACGCGGGGCTCGACAAGGACATCATGGAGGACTGCCTCGAGGAGCTTCGCGTGCTCTGGCAGGAGCGCGAGGAGGAGGAAGCAGCATGAGCTTCTCCGACCCGGTCCACATCATTGACCACATTCCAAGGGACTTCGACATGAAACGCAAGACACCAAAGCGACCGCTCGAACAGCGTAAGAAAGCAAAGCAGGCTCGGCAGAACGTCGAGCCTTTTTCATGTGAACAACCATCGCTGGTCTGGAAGGTCGTTGTTCTCGTAGGAGCGCTCGCAATTGTTGCGGCAGCGATCTTTCAAGGAGTTTTGAATGGCAGCAATTAAGACTGCAGAGATGGAACGCGATGCCTGGCTACAAGAACGTAGCAAGGGCATCGGCGGTTCAGACGTTGCAACCGTCCTCGGCCTCAACCCTTACAAGACGCCGCTGAGCTTGTGGGAAGAGAAGACCGGCAAGACCAAAGGCTCACCGGCAGGGGAAGCTGCCTACTGGGGAACCACGCTTGAAGACGTGGTTGCGAAAGAGTTCAGCAAGCGCACTGGCATGAAGATTCAGCGCGTGAACTTCCTTCTTTCGACCGGCGAAGACGGGTGGATGCGCGGCAACATCGACCGAGCAATCGTCAACGAACAGATTGCCAAAACGGTCCGTGTCAACAAGCCCGCGAAGGCAGCCGAAACCGGCCTCATGCTTTCGACGGACGTCGGCCTCGAGTGCAAGACCGCCAACGCCTTCATGGCTGACAAGTGGGGACCTTCGCAGGAAGATGAGATCGTGTCCGGCAAGGTCGTCACCGATCACCAGATTCCGCTCTACTACGAAACGCAGATTCAGTGGTACATGGCGGTGACGGGCATCAAGAAGTTCTATGTCGCTGTTCTCATCGGCGGTCAGGACTTCCGAATGTACGAAGTGCAGCGCGATGAGGACGTGATCAAAGCCATCGTCGAAAAGTGCCGCGCCTTCTGGTTCGAGAAGGTCCTTGCTGACGTCGCCCCCGACCCCATCAACGTCGACGACATCAAGAAGCTCTATTCCCGAGACAACGGCGAGTTGAAAGAAGCCAGTAACGACGAAGCTGCCGACATCGGCGAGCTCCGAACGATCAAAGAGCAGATCAAAGAGCTTCAGGAGCAAGAGAAGGCCGTCGCCTCTCGCGTGATCCTCGCCATCGGTGAAAAGACAGGCCTCACGATCGGCGGTCAAAAGGCCGTCACGTTCAAGGCGCAGAACAGCTCTCGCTTCTCCTCCACCGCATTCAAGAAAGAACACCCTGACCTGTACGCAGATTTCGTACAGACCACCTCCACCCGAATCCTTCGACTCGCTTAAAACGGAAACTCATGTCAACTACTGACGTTCTCAAATCGCAGGTTGCTCCTGCCGCCGCACAGACTGCTGTCGTCCAAGCCGCAAAGAATCCGACGACGCTTCTCGGAATGATCCGACAGCCGAACTTCCAGAAGCAGATGGCACTCGCCATGCCCAAGAGCATGACGCCCGACCGTCTGACGCGCATCGTGATGACCGAGTGCAGGAAGACCCCGGCGCTTCTCAAGTGCGCACCTGAGTCCTTCTACGGCGCCGTCCTCCAGTGCGCCGCCCTTGGCCTTGAGCCCGGCTCCGCGCTCGGGCATTGCTACCTACTCCCCTTCGGCAACGGAAAGGACAAACAAGGCCGTCCGAACGCGCAGTTGATTATCGGCTACCGAGGAATGATCGACCTCGCACGTCGTTCAGGCCAAATCGTAAGCCTGCAAGCCTACTGCGTGCACGAACAGGACACCTTCAACTACAAGCTCGGCCTTGACCCGGACATCGAGCACATTCCTGCGTCGGTTGCGGATCGAGGAAAGGTCACTCACGTCTATGCCGTCGCCAAACTCAAAGGCGGTGGCGTCCAGTTCGAAGTGATGAGCCGCGCAGAGATCGAGAAGGTCCGCACCTCCTCGAAGGCTGGCAACTCCGGCCCGTGGTCCTCCCACTGGGAGGAGATGGCCAAGAAGACCGTCATCCGCCGCCTGTTCAAGTACCTGCCGGTGAGCATCGAAGCCGTCCGCGCCGTCGAGATCGACGAGAAGACTGACCGAGGCGAGGCAACGACGGACCAGGACTTCCTCGATGCAGAGTTCATCGAGAAAGGCGACGTGAACGACGCCGAGTATATCGACGACGCAGTCAACGAAAACAATTAACCCACCATCTCAACAAGGAGAAAATCATGCTTAAAGCCAAATCCTCTGAAATCATCCAGTCCGCTCTGTTCGACATCAACAATCAGTATGACAACCAGATCGACGACATCGACACTTCTCTCCTCGTCGAATCTGCTCTCTTGATCGCCTTCGAAAGCCACAAAAGCGAACAAAAGGAAGTCCTCCAGAATCTCGCCCATTCCGTCTGCAACTACGCACTCACAATCGAGCGCGCCAAAATCGAAAGCGACGAAATCAGTGCTCTGATGTTTGCTTATGACGACACTGAAGAAACCGCTGAAGAAAGCGAGGAAACCGTCGACAAACCCGTCGCTGAAACGGTGCCCGCCGAACAGACGACCGCGTTTGATCCAGAAGCGTTGAAAAAGATCGCCGGTACGTCAATGACTGTTGAAGACAACGGCGACATTCGCTTGAGCTTCAAGCACCAGTAACCCACTCATGCCCCGCTTCGTGCGGGGCTTTCCGTAAGGAGGACGAAGCATGACGCAATGGAAAAACTTCCCAGACACGACGCCGCCGCGCGGCTTGCCGCTCAGGCTCGAAGTCAAAGAAAAAGATCAAAACACTGGCACACCGGAACCGTACTACGGCAAGACCCTTTTTCAGGGGTTTGCGGTTTTCGACGGCCAAGACTTCATCCCGTTCGGCTCGTTCCACCGGCTGCCGATTTTTTGGGACGGCCGGCTAAACGCCTTTGGGCATAAGGATGTGACCGCCAGATACGCTCTGTGGGAGAACGAAGAATGAGCCAGACAGTAAAAATTGATGAGGCCGCTCAGGCCGAGATTGCCGAGATCGTCGGCATGCCGTGGGAGAAGGACTACTTCGACAACACCCATGACAAGGACAGCGCGCACGTCGCTACGGTGACGCGAGAAGGCGTATCAGTACGCATCTACATCTGTGATGAATCGTTGTGTTCCGCCGATTTGTGGTCGTTCGAGGCCGAGCAAATCGGTCAGGCGATTCTCAATGCGGCGAAAGACGCCAAGACTTTCCAGAAGGCTCAGAGCGAATGGGCGAGATCGCAAATGCAGCGCCTCAACTGCGAAATTACGGGCGCTCAGATCATCTGGGGTTATGAGCTCTACGTCAACGGCAAGCGTTATGGAGTCCACTTCACAACGAATGATAGCTTCACAACGAATAAGAAAATTCGGACGTGCGTCATCGTTGACGGCTCTGGCACTCCTCTTTTCAAAAAAGTGACGGATGACGTGAGCAAGGTTTCGCAAGACGCTGCTGCACTTGTGCTCAAGACGTTCTTGCTATCAAAGATTAAGGAGAACGAAGAATGCCAGTCGAAATGAAAAAGGAAATCCGCAAGCGGGTCGCATGCATGATAGGCACAACGCAAGAAGCGATTCGCAAAGCCGAAGCGGAGTGCGATGGACGGTTGTACATGGGTCCAATCGACGCAACAGGAACGCTTGGCGGCTTTTATCTCCTCCACATTCCAGTCAAAGGAAAGATTGAGCCAACGCTTTACCCGCTTGATTGCTTCGTCAAACAGAAGGAGGACGAGGAATGAACCCGCAAACCATCAATGCGATGGAGATCGTAATGCTGACGATCTTCGTCGTCCTTCGTATAGCAGGCACTTGCTTCATCGTCTGGGCGCTCGCGACGTCAGGCATAACCGTCGGGTACAAGACGATCCTCATCGCACTGGCACTTCTTGTCGGACTTGGTTTCGGTCTCAAGTACCAAAACCCGAATGCACCGTGCGATCCGCAACACTGCATTTTCAAGGAAAACAAGGAATGAAAGCCAAGAAAAAGCGGACAAAGAAATACAACCCGAAGAAACACCGCATCGGCTACCTCGACATGCTCGACATCTCGGCGAACAAGGGACTGTCAGACCGCGCAGCCGCCAGCATCGAGCTCGACTACCGCATTCACATGCAGTCCTTCAGAACGGAGCCTTCGCACGAATCGTGGGCTTACCTCGTTGGGCTTCTGCTTCTCGCGGATCGCCTCTCTTACGACCTCGAAGAGGGCGAAGAGTTCAGGCGTGAGATTGAGCCGACGTGGCGTCAGGTCGACGCGGCCTGGCGCATCTGGCAAGAGAAGCACGTGATCGCGAAAGAAAACCTGCTGCAAGCCGAAGCCCTGCTGCCGAATCTAATCGAACTTTTCAAGGGTTTCACCTACAAAGAGATGGACCAGGCTCTTCATTACGTGATGAAGCATCACCTGAAGCCGGTCCGTGTCATGAAAGAGGAAGGACTGATCGAATGAAGTACCGAGTGCGCGATGAAAAAGCGCGAAGAAAACTAGAAACGCTGTCCGGTGGCAAATTCCACGAGCGTCTGAACATGTACGCAGTCAACTTCGCGGAGGCTCACAAGGCCGGACGCGTGACGGATCAGGAATTTGCCGATGGCATAACGGTCGGCATCTGGATAGGTGCCTGCCTCGCGCACGTCCGGATCGAGTGGCAGGACATTGAAGAGATCAAGGAGCAGGAATGACAAACCAAGGCAACGATCGGTGGCGCTCATCCAAGGAAGAGCGTCCGGAACGCGGGCACTACCAGATTGAGCTCGTCTATCGAGAGGGATGCAAGCCGCTACGCATGTACGCCTACTTCAACGGCACGCACTGGTACGACGACCGCAATCGACAGCTGGACGTCAACCGGTATCAGGTCTTTTATCGCCCCTGGTGCGAGGACTACGAAGAATGATCGACGAAGAAAAACTGAAAACCATCGCCCAACACTACGGTCGAGACCATCAGACGCTCAAGGCTGCCGAAGAGTTCGGAGAGGCAGCAACAGCGGCTTCACGGCTTGCGCTCGCCAGACAGACCGAAGCATCCGGCGGCAAGTACCGGTGCATCACAGCGCTTGAAGACAACCTTGCAGAAGAGTGCGCCGACTGCCTCGTAATGATCAGTCAGCTTCGCCTGCTGATTCCCAGCTTCAGCGCCAAGGTCGACAGGGCAATGCACGAAAAGATCGAACGACAAATCAACAGAATCGAAAAGGAACAACAATGCTGAACATCAACGAAGTGACCATCTGCGGCTGTCTTGGCCGCGACCCTGACCTCCGATATGGCACGAACAACCTCGCCTTCGTCACGCTCCCGGTCGCGACAAACCGTCGCGTCAAAGGCTCTGATGGCAACTATCAGACCGTTACGGACTGGAACAACGTAGTGGCCTTTGGCAAGACCGCCGAGACGATTGCCGAGTATCTGCACAAGGGTTCACCGATCTGGGTACGCGGTCGCCTGCAGACCCGCAAATACAAAGACAAAACCGGCACCGACCGATGGGTGACGGAAGTCATCTGCGAAAACTTCCAGTTCGTCCAGAGCGCGAAGGACAGGACTGAACAGCAACAGGCTGAACCGGCAAGGCGTTCACGCGTGCAAGAGAACACCCAGACCTATGACGACGGCGAAGTCCCGTTTTAAGGAGAACACATGAACGAAATCATCGCACTGAGTGCGGCAAACATTGGCGGCGAACAAATCCAGACCGTCAGCGCGCGCGACCTTCATGCGTTCCTTGGCGTCAAGACCGAGTTCAAGGACT